GTGAACGCCTTCAAGGAGCAGGTCGAGGTCAACGTGACCGGCCTGGCAGACCGGATGGCCAAGGCAAAGGCGCGGGTCCGTGAACGCAGCGGAAGAGGCTGACTACGAGCAGCAGCTCGTTGAGGACATCCTGAGCTTCGCCGATGACCCATTGGGCTATGTGCTGTACGCGTTCCCCTGGGGCGAGGAAGGCACAGAGCTGGCCAACAAATCCGGGCCTCGGGAGTGGCAGTGCCAGGTGCTGGACTCCATAGGCCAACAGGTAAGGGCAGGCGCCAAGGACTTGGGCGAAGTCATCCGTGAGGCTGTGGCCAGCGGCCACGGTATCGGCAAGTCCGCGCTGGTGTCCTGGATCATCAAGTGGGCGCTGGATACGGCGGTTGACACTCGTGGCGTAGTCACGGCCAACACCGAGAGCCAGTTGCGCACCAAGACCTGGCCAGAGGTGGCCAAGTGGAACCGGCTCTCCATCACCGCCCACTGGTTCAAGCTGACCGGCACCGCGCTGATCAGCACCGATCCAGGCCACGAAAAGAACTGGCGCATCGACGCCGTGCCTTGGTCTGACACGAACACCGAGGCGTTTGCCGGCCTGCACAACGAAGGTAAGCGCATCCTGCTGATCTTCGACGAGGCCTCGGCCATCGCCGACCTGGTGTGGGAAGTGGCAGAGGGCGCCCTGACGGACGCCGACACCGAAATCATCTGGGCTGCCTTCGGCAACCCCACCCGTAACAGCGGCCGATTCCGCGAGTGCTTCACGAAGTTCAAGCACCGCTGGCGGCACCGCCAAGTCGACAGCCGCACCGTCGACGGCACCAACAAGACGCAAATCGCCAAGTGGATCGCCGACTACGGCGAAGACAGCGACTTCGTCCGTATCCGCGTACGCGGCATGTTCCCGAGGGCTTCCGACTTGCAGCTGATCCCAACCGACTGGGTGTCCGAGGCCATGCGGCGCGAAGGCGTATACGGCATGGACGATGCCCTGATCTGTGGCATCGATATCGCCCGCGGCGGCATGGACAACAACGTGATCCGCTTCCGTCGGGGCATGGATGCCAAGAGCATCAAGCCCATCAAGATCCCGGGCAGCGAGACGCGGGACACCACCAAGTTCATCGCGCGTGTATGCACCGAGGTCGTTGAGCGCAAGCCAGACGCTGTGTTTGTTGACTCCACCGGTGTTGGCGGCCCCGTGGCCGACCAGCTACGCCGCCTGCTGCCTGGCGTGATGATCATCGATGTGAACTTCGCCAGCCAGGCGCCTGACCGGCACTACGCCAACATGCGGACCTGGATCTGGTGGCGCATGCGCGAGGCCATCAAGTCTGGCTTGGCAATCGAGAGCGATACCGAGCTGGAAACCGAGTTGACCAGCCCGGAGTACGACCACAACGCCTCGGACCAGATCGCGCTGGAGAAGAAGAAAGACATCAAGAAGCGCCTGGGCATCAGCCCGGACGACGGTGACGCGCTGGCCTTGACCTTCACCATGCCGGTGATGAAGGCGCAGTACCAAGGCAATGGCGGCGTCAACGGCAGCCATCAATCCGATTACGACCCTTTCAACTGAGGAATGCACCCATGGGCGGAGCAATCAAACAGGCGGCCAACGTTGCAACGCTCGGGCTGAGCGATGCCGTGCTCGGCGACAGCTTCGACACGCCGAAGACCAACACCACAACTGCTGATGAAGTGAAGAACAACGATGTGTCGACCGCTGATGCTGAGGGCAATGCAGCTGACAAGCGCCGCCGGGCCAAGGCTGCCGGCATCAGCTCCACCATCTTGGGTGGGGCGAATGCTGCAGCAGCACCGACCGCCACCAAGACCCTGCTGGGGCAATAAATATGGCAACCGACAGCCCACGCAAGCTGGCCGAGAAACGGCTGTCAGCGCTGAAGAACGAGCGTTCCTCTTGGGACACCAACGCCAAGGAAATCTCCGACTTCATCCTGCCCATGCGCTCCCGGGTGATGTGCGACGACACCAACCGTGGCGACCGCCGCAATAACAAGATCATCAACAACCGGGCCACGATGGCCAGCCGCACGATGGCCGCCGGCATGATGAGCGGCATCACCTCGCCAGCGCGCCCATGGTTCAACCTGCAGCCTGTGGCTCGGGCAATTATGGAGTTCGGCCCGGTCAAGTCGTGGTTCTATGAGTGCACCCAGCGCATGCGCGACGTCTTCCTGCGCTCGAACCTGTACCAGGTCCTGCCGACCTGCTACCAGGAGATGGGCACCTTCGGTACCGGCTGCATGTGGGTCGATGAGCACCCAGAGACGGTGATCCGCTGCGAGGCCTTCACTTGGGGTGAGTACTTCATCTCGAACGGCGCAGACGGCAAGGCATCTGCCATCTACCGCGAATTCAAGTGGACGGTGAACCAGCTGGTGGAGAAGTTCGGCCTTGACGCACTGAGCCCGGCATCGAAGGCCTTGTACGAGAACAACAACGGCGACCAGTTCATCAGCTGCGCCCAGCGGGTTGAGCTGAACATGAACGCCAACCCGGACCGCGCCGGCAGCCGTAATCTGCCGTACAGCTCGTTGGTCTGGGAGACTGGCGCCCCGGGCGACATGGTGCTGGAGGATCGCGGTTACCACGAATTCCCAGTCATGGCTGTGCGCTGGGAGGCCATGCCAGGTGATGCCTACGGCACCGGACCTGGTCGTGTCTGCCTTGGAGATGTGAAAGCCCTGCAGCTGTACGAGCGCCAGGCAGCCCGCATGACCGAGACAGGGGCCAACCCGCCACTGCAGGCGCCGGCAGAGCTGCGTGGCCAGCCCAGCAGCACCATCCCTGGCGGCGTGACCTACGTCCCCATGGTGGGCGGCCAGAACCAGATGGCGCCGATCTACCAGCCCAATGCGGCCTGGCTGTCGCCGATCCAGGCGAAGATCCAGGAGCACGAAGGGCGGATCAACGAAGCGTTCTTCGTTGACCTGTTCCTGATGGTCAGCCAGCTCGACACGGTGCGCACCGCCACCGAGATCGCGGCCCGCAAGGAAGAGAAGATGCTGATGCTGGGTCCAGTGCTCGAGCGTATTAACGACGAACTGCTTGACCCGCTGATCGACCGTACCTTCAACATCATGCTGCGCCAGTCCATGCCGATCTGGGCCGGCATCATCGATGGCGACCCGCTGCTGCCACCGCCACCCCAAGAGCTGATCGAAGCCAACAGCGAGATCCAGGCCGAGTACGTATCGATCCTGGCCCAGGCACAGAAGTCCCAGAATGTGCTGGGCCTGGAGCGGTTCGCAACTCTGGCCGGCAACCTATCCGGCGCCTTCCCAGAGGTGCTGGACAAGGTCAACTCCGACCAGCTCATAGAGGAATACGCCGACGCTATTGGCGTGGTACCCACCGTGGTTCGTGGCGCCGATGAGGTTGCCGCTATCCGCGAGCAGCGCGCCCAGCAGCAACAGGCCCAGCAAGCCCAGCAGGCCATGGGCGCCGCCATCCAAGGCGCCAAGCTCCTGTCCGAAACCGAAGTCACCCCGGACAACGTCCTGGGCCAGATGCTGGGGGCATAAATGTTCGAAGACGCCGAGATCCTGCAGCAGCGGGAGGACGCCGCACGCCTGGAGCAAGAGCAGGCGGCACAGGACTTCAAGTGGCTGATGGCTGATCCCCGCGGCCGGCGTCTGGTCTGGAAACAGCTTGAAGCCGCCCGCGTGTTCCACCCGGTCTACGACCCGCAACCAATCCAGATGGCCTTCAACGAAGGTCGTCGCCAGCACGGCCTGAACCTGCTGGAGCGCATCAACACCCTGTGTCCGCACCTGTACCAGGTGATGGTCGCGGAGAACACCACCAAACCCGACGAGGCAAACGCATGAACCTCTTCATCCACGGCCGTCTCGGCCACTTCCTCATGAACGAAGCCGGCGCCGATGGCAGTCAGGGCGGCGGTGCAGCTGCTGCCACTGGCGAGCCACAGAGCAGCATCCTCGGCGGCGACCAGGGCGCCCAAGGCCAGCAGCAACAGCAGGCCGGTGACGCAGCGCAACAGAATCAAGAAGGCCAGCAGCAGGCCGGCGAGAAGAAGGAAGGCGAGGGCGATCAGGCTCAGAAGCCAGTCGTGCCGGATGCTTACGCCTTCAATGACCTGCCTGAAGGCTACGCAATGAGCGAACAGCAACTGGCCGAGGTCAGCCCGCTGTTCAAGGAGCTGGGCTTGACCCAGGAACAGGCTGACAAGCTCGTTGCTTTCGACGCCAAGCGCGCCCTGGCTGCCGAGCAGGCTGGCCTGGAGCAGCGCCAAGGCCTGGTAACCGGCTGGAAGAAGTCCCTGCGCGAGGACGCGACATTCGGCGGCGCCAACTTCGACGCCAACGTCGGCGTTGCCCAGAAAGCCTTGGCCCAGTTCGGCACTCCCGAGCTGAGCACCATGCTCAAGGAGTCCGGCCTGGGCTCCCACCCCGAAGTTGTTCGGCTCTTCCACCGGATCGGCCAGCAGTTGGCCGAGGGCCAGCTGCATAGCGGTTCCGGCAACCAGTCCCGCAAAACCGACGCCGAAGTCTTCTACGGCAAATCCTAAGGAGTAAATCATGGCCGTTATCGCCCAAAACTCCCTGACGCTGGCCGATTGGGCCAAACGGCAGGACCCCGACAGCAAGCCGGCGCGCATCGTCGAGATGCTGAGCCAGACCAACGAAGTCTTGTCCGACATGCTCTGGCAGGAAGGTAACCTCGCCACCGGCCATCGGACCACCATCCGCACCGGCCTGCCGACCGGCACTTACCGTGCGCTGAACGCCGGTATTCTGCGCACCAAGTCCACCACCGTTCAGGTAGACGAGACCTGCGCGATGCTGGAAAACCTCGGCATCGTTGACGAGGCCCTGGCCAACCTCAACGGTAACACCGCCGCGTTCCGCCTGTCCGAGAACGCTGCCTACATCGAGGGCATGAACCAGGACATGGCCACCGGCCTGTTCTACAACAACAGCGCCCTGGAGCCGGCCAAGTTCCTGGGCATGGCGCCTCGTTACAGCGATAGCACTGCGAAGAACGGGCAGAACATCATCAAGATGGGGGGCGCTGGCTCGGACAACGCGTCGATCTGGCTCATCGTCTGGGGTGACCAGACCGTGCACGGCATCTACCCGAAGGGTTCCAAGGCCGGCTTGGACCACAATGACATGGGCATCGAGCTGGTAGACGATGGCTCCGGCACCAACCGCGTGTTCCGCGCCTACCGCGACCACTACAAGTGGGACTGTGGTATCGCCCTGCGCGACTGGCGCTACGCGGTCCGCATCTGCAACATCGACATCAGCGATCTGCTGGCCGACACCAACGGCACCAGCGTCAAGATCATCGAGGCGATGATTCGTGCAGTGCACCGCATCCCGAACCTGCGCATGGGCCGCCCGGCGTTCTACATGAACCGCACCATCCGCGAGTGCCTGGACATCCAGGCGATGAACAAAGCCAACGTCCAGCTCAAGATCCAGGAGTACGACGGCGAGTTCATCACCAGCCTGCGCGGCGTGCCGTTCCGCACCGTTGACGCCTTGCTCAACTCCGAGTCGCCGGTCGTCTGACCGGCGCTTCACCTCACCTTCATCTCCGGAGAATCCTCATGATCACCGACAAGCTGAACCTGTTCAGCGGTTTGACTGGTCAGGCAGTCACCGCGACGGCGGCATCTACCGACGTTATCGACCTGGGCCCGCTGACGCACGGCAATACCCGGCGCGACATCGGCGCCGGCGAGCCGCTGTACCTGGTTGTCGCGGTACTGGCCGCTGCTACTGCGGCTGGTGCTGCCACCGTGAACTTCCAACTGCAGACCAGCGACGACAACGCGACCTGGGTCACCCTGTTTGACTCTGGTGCCACCGCGTTGGCTGACATGGCCGCCGGCAAGCGTCCGGTTGCTGTGGCGGTCCCGCGCGGCGTTCGCCGTTACCTCCGCGTCAACTACACCGTTGGCACCGGCCCACTCACCGCTGGCACGTTCTGGGCTGGCCTGGTCAAAGACGTCCAGGACACCGCGACCTACGCCAGCGGCTTCGTGATCGCGTAAGGAGGGACCATGTTAGTTATCGCACTCGAGCGCGGCTTTTACGGCGGCAAGATTCAGGAGCCGCCGGAAGCCGGTGGTGAGCCGTTCCACATCCTCAACGAGAACCACCTTGGCAAATGGATGCAGCCCCAGGGCTGGAAGCCATCCACTAAAGCCCAGGCATCAACCACCACCAGCACCGGCAGCCAGGCCAAGCAATCCTTGGGCTACGCCGCCAAGTTCAACGGTGGAACCCGCTGGCGCGTCATCGATGCCAAAGGCGAGTGGTTCAGCGACTTCATCGGCGCCAGCAAGGAAGAGGCACAGACCGAGGCTGATCGCCTGAATGCTGGCGGCGAGCCGTACGTGAAGCCAGAAGAGACCACCACCAGCACCGGCAGCCAGGACGGCAGTGCCAGTGATGGCAATGATGGCAACGCCGATGACGATGATGACGACGGCCCGGACGCCTGAGCCAGTAACCCACCAAGGGCCCTTCGGGGCCCTTTTTCATGGAGTCAGTTTTTCATGAGTTCGGTAATCGACATCTGCAACATGGCGATCTTCCGCATCGGCAACGGTACCCGTATTGATGACCTGGAAGAGAACAGCCAGCCGGCCCGGATCTGCAAGCAGTTCTACGATAGCAGCCGCGACTTTGTGCTGCGTGCCGATTGCGACTGGGGCTTCGCCACAGCCTTTGCCCAGCTCGCTGAGGTGGCCGACAACCCGAACCCCGATTTTCAGTACGCCTACGCCGTGCCGAATGACTGCATGCGCGTGCGCCGAATCGTCAACCCTGGCTGGCCGCAGGGCGCTATCCCAGTTGGTTACGAGTGCTACATGCCCGAACTGCCGCGGATCCCATTCCGCGTGGTCAACGGATCGAGCCAGCGGCTTATCAGCACCAGCGTGAGCCCGGCCACCCTGGAATATACGCTCAAGGTCACTTCGCCAGAGCTGTTCGACCCAATCTTCGTGTCGGCTTTGGCCTGGTACCTGGCCGGTGAGATCGCCGGGCCACTGGCCAAGGATGCCGGTATCGCCAGCGCCTGCTACGCCCAGTACAAGGCCACGGTGCTGGAGGCCGCTGCCACCGCGCTCAATGAAGGCACCACCCAGTACCAGCGCGAATCCACCTTCATCACGGGACGCGGGGCATGACTGAAGTTATCCAGCCGTCCTTCAGCGCTGGCGAGGTATCGCCAGCCACCTACGCCAGGGTTGACCTGGGGCGCTATTACACCGCGCTCAAGACCTGCCGCAACTACCAGGTGCTGCCGGAGGGTGGGGCACAGAACCGCTCGGGAACGCGCTACATCGTCGAGACCAAGAACAGCGCCGCCAAGTCGCGGCTGATCCCGTTCCAGTTCTCGACCGAGCAGACCTACATCCTGGAGTTCGGCAACCTGTATATCCGCTTCATCAGCATGGGCGGCCAGGTTGTGAGCGGCGGGCTGCCCTATGAGATCGTTTCGCCGTATACCGCGGCGCAGCTTGCGGCCCTCAAGTTCACCCAGTCGGCTGATGTGCTGACCATCGTTCACCCTGACCATCCGCCTCGCGAGCTTTCGCGCCTGGGCCCGACCAACTGGACCCTGACGGCCATCGTGTTCGAGCCGAGCATTGCTGCTCCAACCGGGCTGACAGCCTCTGCGCGCTCTGGCGGCTCTGGCGACACCACCGAGTATCAGTACAAGGTGACCGCCGTCAGCAGCATTTCCGAGGGCTCCGTCGAGTCGAACGCCAGCAACACCGCCACGGTGAACAGCTTCGACAATAAGCCGGGGGCAAGCCTGAGCTGGACCGCGTCGGCCGGGGCCGACCACTACAACATCTATAAGAACAAGTCTTCGGGTGTGTTCGGCTTCATCGGCCAGGCCACTGGCACGACCTTCACCGACATCAACATCACCCCCGAAACTGACAACACGGTACCCATCGCGTACAACCCGTTCGCCGATGGCAATAACCCTTCAGTGGTGGGCTACTACCAGCAGCGCATGGTGTTCGCGGCCAGCAAGGCCAACCCTCAAACCGTGTGGATGTCGCGCACCGGGGACTTCCACAACTTCGGCTATTCCGACCCGAACAAGGACGACGACGGCATTGAGTTCGTCATCGCCAGCCGGCAGGTCAACCAGATCCGTCACCTGGTGTCGTTGCGCGAACTGCTGGCCATGACCTCCGGCGCCGAGATCGCCATCACCGGGTCTACCGATTCAGGGGTCACAGCTGCCAACGTCTCGGCGATCGAGCAGAGCTATTTCGGCACCAGCGACGTGCCGCCGGCGATCTACGCCAACACGGCGCTGTACATCCAGGCCAGGGGCGGCAAGCTGTCGACGCTGGCCTACAACTACGTCTCGGACGGCTTCCAGCCCCAGGACGTCAGCGTGCTGTCGTCGCACCTACTGCGTGGCTTCACCATCCAGGACATGGCCTTCACCCTGCAGCCCAACGGCATTCTGTGGATGGCTCGCAACGACGGCATGCTGCTGGGGTTCACCTTCCTGCCCGACCAGCAGGTTTACGCCTGGCACTGGCACGACACCGACGGTCAGGTTGAGTCGGTGGCTTCGGTGCCGGAGAACGACGAGGACGCGTTGTACCTAATCGTCAAGCGCACCATCAACGGCGTGACAAAGCGCTATATCGAGCGCATGGCCACCAGGCAGCTGACCAAGTTCGGCAGCGGCGATTACTGGTTCGACCGGGCTTTCTTCGTTGATTGCGGACTGACCTACGACGGGCGCCGCACCGGAACCGCCGTACTGAGTGGTGGCACCACCTGGCAATACCCGGACCTGCTGACGCTTACCGTGTCCGCCTCCACCTTCGACGCAGGCATGGTGGGCCGTAGCGTGATCATGTATGGCGGCGGCAACGAATACGCCATTGGCGATGTGCTGACCGTGAAAATCACCGCGTTCGTCTCGGCCACGGTCGTCACCGTGGAGCCTCAAACCGTCGTACCTGGATCGCTGCGAGGTGTATCCGCCACCCGTTGGGGTATTGCAGCCACAACCGTTAGCGGGCTTGGCCACCTTGAAGGGAAGACGGTCAGCATTCTGGGTGATGGCAATGTCGTGCCCCAGCAAGTCGTCACCGGCGGCGCCATTACGCTGGACAGTCCAACCCTGATTGCACACATCGGCCTGCCTATCACCGCCGACTTCGAAACCCTGGACCTCACACTGCAGAACAACCAGGCGTTCTTGGGCAGCAAGAAGCGCATCAACCAGGTGGTAGTTATCTGCCAGGAAAGCCGCGGGATCTTCGCCGGTCCCGATGCCGACCACCTGGACGAGTTCAAGCAGCGCGCCGACGAAAACTACGGCGAGCCAATCGAACTGCTGACCGGCCGGGCCGAGATGGAGATCCAGTGCCAGTGGGATAACTACGGGCGCCTGTTTATCCGCCAGTCCGACCCGTTGCCGCTCACCATTCTGGGGGTCATGCCCAATGTCCAGTCCGGTGGCTGAAATGTTGCCGGTTGATGACCGGCTGATCGAAATGACGGTGGCCAATGCGCGCATGGCTGATCGGATGGAGTTCGAAGCCATCCGTGGCCTGACCGTAGAACAGGAGCTGCGCTATTCGGTGGAAAAGAGCGTGAGACCCCTGGCCTATGTGGTGAATGGCCGGGTGGTCGCCATGTTCGGCGACATCAAGCTCGATGAGCAGACCGGTGTGCCTTGGCTGATCAGCACCACGGAGATCGACCGGCACCACCGCGCATTCCTGGTCGAGTGCGACCGCGAAGTTATCGCCATGCGTCAGCGTTACCAGGTGCTGATCAATTACACCGACGCCCGCTATGTGAAGGCCCTTCGCTGGCTGCGCTGGCTCGGATTCCACATGCATGACGCCGTGCCCTACGGGATCAACGGCGAACTGTTCCATCCAATGACTTTGAGGGGGCTTTAATGGGCGCAGCAGCAGGGGCTGGCGCAGCAGCGGGCGGTGGCCTGCTCAATGCGTATTCCCAGATCCAGCAGGGTAAAGACGCGGTAAGGGCCGCAAAGCGTCAGCAGCGCTACCTGGATGACCAGGCGCGGGATGTGATCACCCAGGGTGATTTTGCTGCCGACATGGCGAACGAGCAGGGGCGGCAGACTGCGGCCAGCCAGCGCACCGGTTTCGCGGCCAATGGCGTAGCGGTGGGCCAGGGCTCAGCAGGTCGGATCGAGCAAGGCACCTTAGACATTGCTCGACAGGACGCTGACCAGCTTCGCCGCAACGCCTTTAACCAGGCCATGGGCTTGGTCACCCAGGGCAATGAAGGCATTAAACAGGCCAAGGCAGAATTCCGCACCCGCCGCCTCAATGCCTTCAGCTCGCTGCTGACTGGCGGAGGACAGGCATACAACATGTACAGCAGGGGTTGAGCATGGCCGCACGAATCCCACAAATCCAGATGCGCCGCGTGGCGCCGGAAGTCGCCGCCGCGCCGCGCGTGGCCCAGGCATCCGTTGATGCTTCTGGCTTGGCCAGCGGCCTTTCCAGTCTTGCCGGCGACCTGGCTGATGTTCACCAGCGCGAAATGCGCGAGGCCAACCAGACTGCCGTGCTCAACGCCGACAACCAGCTCGGCACCTGGCAGAACGAGGCCATCTTCAACCCGGAGACAGGTGCCTTCACCAAGAAGGGCCAAGCCGCCCTGAACGTCACCAATGACACGCTGACCCAGTTCGACCAGCAGCGGGAAGCCATCGCGAGTGGCCTGGCCAACGAGCAGCAACGCCAGATGTTCACGCAAGCCGCTCTGCAGCGCCGGACCCAACTGCAAGGGAAGCTGGGCAGTTATGAATTCGGCGAGCAGCAGGAGTACAAGAACCAGGTCGACAAGGCTGCGATTGCCACTGCGCTGAACACGGCTGCGCTGAACTACAACGACCCGGACGCCATCGCATCCAGCCATGCCCGCATCGACGGCATCCTGCAACTTCAGGCTCAGCGTAACGGCTGGGCTCCCGAGGTGCTGGAGGCCAACCGTACCAAGGCCACCAGCAGCATGTACTCGGACATTCTGAAGCGCCAGGCGTCCCAAGACCCATACAAGGCGCAGTCGGCGCTGAAGCAGTATCAGCAGTACCTGACTGCCGATGACCTAACTCAGGTGGGCAGCTCAATCGACGGCAAGGTCGAGCGCCTGCAGCAGAAGGCGGAAATGGCGCAGCTGCGTGCCGAGGCCCGTGCCGATCGGGCGCTGGGGAAAATCAACGCTCAGATCGCCAGCGGCATCCCGGCTACCGACGATATGTGGGCCAACTGGGGCAAGCAGGTACAGGGTACGGCGGCCGCAGCCGAGTTCAACGAACTGCGCAAGCAGGAGGTGGCAACCCAGCAGGTGCTGCGCCAGCCGATTGACCAACAGGCCGCCTACTACGGCAAGCTGCAGGCCGAGCTGCAGAACAATGGCGGTACCGTTGCCCAGGCCAACAACCTTGCCAGGCTGGGCCGGGCGATTGAAACGAACGCCAAGATGATGGCCGAGGCGCCGCTCGACTATTTCCAGCAGCGCTTGGGTGGCGGAATTGAGCCAATGGACCTGAATTCGGAGAACCTGCCGGCTGTGCTGGCTGACCGCGTCTCTGCGATCCAAGGCATGCGCCAGAAGTTCGGCCCCTCGGTAGCCATGAAGCCGTTGTTGCCACAGGAAGCCAAGGCGCTGTCGGCTCAGCTTGAACAGATGAGTCCAGACCAGCAGTCCCAGCTGTTCGGCAAGCTTCATGCTGCGATGGGCGATGACCGGGCCTATGCCGGGGCAATGCAGCAGATCGCCCCAGATTCTCCCGTTCGTGCACTGGCTGGCATGCTGGCTGGCAAGCAGCGGTCGCTGACCACCGGTACCCACTGGTTCCGGCCTGATGATGTGGTGAGCAGCGGCGATGTTGCCAAGACCATGGCCCTTGGGGAGTCGATCCTGAACAAGTCCAAGGCCCAGAAGGGGCAGGACGGTAGTGGCAGGTTCCCGATACCCAAGCAGACCGACTTCGACCTGGCCCTGGGCAAGCAGCTCGGGACGGTGTTCGCCGGTCAGCCCCAGTCGTATTCGCTGGCTGCCCAGGCCGTGAAGTCCTACTACACAGGCGCTGCGGCCGAGGCCGGCGATGTTTCTGGCGAGGTCAACAATGCGCTCATGAAGAAGGCCATCAAGGCCACCGTGGGTGATGTCGTCGACTTCAACGGCTCGTCCACGCTGGCGCCATGGGGCATGCCGGGCGATACGTTCGAGCAGGTCGCCCAGCAGCGCCTGGTGGAAACCATGAAAGCTCAGGGCATGAGTGAGCAGGACCTGGCCACGGCCAGAGCACTGACTCTGCGCCAAGCCCGGGACGGCGTGTATTACGTGATGCAGGGCAACCAGTACAAGTACGGTGCTGACGGCAAGCCGCTCATGATCAACGTGAACGGGGGTGACCAGTGAGCTTTGTAACTGACCTGGCCTTCAACGATCAGCAGGCGCTGGAGCAGGATGCGCTGGCCAACCCAGCGTTGAACCCGCCGGAGCCTAATTTCTGGGATGGATCGGGTACAGCGCTTTTCAGCGGTATCGCCCAGGGCGCCACCCAGCTGGCGCTACAGGCGGCCCAATACGGCAACGACCCGGATCAGGCCATCCTGTTCGAAGTGCCAACCGATGAAGAAGAGATCGCCAGGCGTGCCGCCATCGGCCAGCAGCGCCTGGCGGTTACCGAGCGCCTGCGGCCGGACGCTCAAACCAACGGCACAGCCGCGCAGATCCTGTTCGGCCTGGGCGATGTCGGTACCCGCTTCGCGTTAGGCGCTGCTTCGGGCGGCCTGCCGGTTGCCGCCGGCGGCGTCGGCCTGTCCATGGGCGAGCAGCGTTTCAGCGAGCTGCGCGGGGAGGGCGTAGACCCCAAGACCGCAGCGCTTGCAGGAGCGATCGAGGGCGGCACCCTGGCTGCCGGCGCATTCCTTCCGGCGGCCCGCCTGCTGGCTCAGCCTGTCGCGGACCTTGCCGCAACGGCCGGCGCCAACGTTGCGCTCGGTGCCGTGGCGCGCGGCGGGGTTGGACAGGTGCTGGAAAGCAATGGCTACACCCAGCAGGCCCAGCAGTATAGGGCGCTGGATGCCCAGGCCATGGCCATCGACGGCCTGCTCGGTGGCGCGTTCTGGGGGCTGGGCCGAGCCATGTCGGGAGGGCCGGCAGCATCACCTGAAACCGTCGACGCCGCGTTGGCTGGCAACAATGGGTTGCATGCCCAGCACGGCACGGCACCTGGTGCGCCGGTCAACGCCCGGTCAAGCGCTGCACACCAGAATGCCCTGGACCTTGCGCTCGAGCAGATGAGCCGTGGCGAACCGGTCAATGTCACCGGCCTCATGGACGACACAGCTTTCATCCGCTCCAACCGCGTTGGCCCGGAAGAAGCAGTGGTGCGTGATCAGGCGCAGCAAGAGGTATTCGCCACTGCCAGGGCCGAGCTTGAGCCAGTGGCGGCAGCAGGCCTACCCAACGTTCGCGACATTCGGGCCGAAGTGACTGGCCTGCGCCGCAGTCTTGGCGAACTGGACCAGGCACACGAAGCCGCTGGCAAAGCCTACAGACAGGCTGCCAAGGAATTCCAGCAGCAACGCATGACCCGCAAACAGGCCGAACGCGCGGCCCGAGCCAGCATTGCTCAGCAGCGACAGGCCATCGACGAGCAGCGTGTGGCTACCCAGGCTCGCATCGATGAGCTGAATCAGCAGTTGCAAGGCAACCGCGCCGCCGAGCGCGCCCGGTCCGAACTGGCCGCCATGGATCGCGGCGAAACTCCGGCGCGCCTGCAGTCGCAGGTTGACCGGCGCGCCGAGCAGATCGGTAGCGCCTTCAAACGCTCCGCCCTGGCCAGCAGCGTGGCTCCGGACCACGGCATGGCCCTGAACCGACTGGCGGCAGAGGATATCCAGCGCATGCTTCGCGAGAGCGGCCAGCTGATCGAAGAGCAGCCGACAGTCGAACCTCGCACACCTGAAGGCGACTCCGCTCCCACAGGCGAAACACAGCAACCACGGGCCCCGCAGGCCACTCAGCAGGCTGAAACTGGGGGTTCCGCTCCCACAGCACCTGAAACAGATGCAGCCCAAACCGCAACACTAGGGGATGAAAGCGTAACGCCGGCTGCCGGAAGCGGCGCAGAAGTCCCCAGTTCGACTCCCATTGACGGAATCGACCCAGAGTTGCCGGCGCTGCTCGACGCGGTGGCTGCGGGCGAACGTGACCTGCAGGTACCTACAGGCGCCATCAACGAGGACGGTACACCGGTGACCGTCTCCGCCCGTGAACTCCTGGCCGAGGCTGACGCCGAGATTGCCCAGGCTGCCAACGATTCCAAAGGCTTCCTTGCTGCCGCTCTGTGCGCGCTGAGGTTCGGTAACTGATGAAACAGCAATGTATCCAGGCGGTTCAGCAGGCCATTGGCCGTGCGCTCACCCAGGAACAAATCAAGGACATTGAAGGCCGAATCAGCCGCAACATGCGCCAGCTGGCCCAGGCAGACCCACAGGCATGGCAGATGAAGACCTCGTCTGATCGGCTGACCGAAGCGGCCAATTCCGCTGCCCGGGAGCTGCAGGCCGAGGCCGCCAAGAAGAAGCAGCGCGTTGCTCTGACCATCCTGGCGCATGACCGGGTGCAGAACGTCATGGCTCAGTTCCCCGACGACCCCCTCAAGGGACTTGATCGCCTGCTGGCTTTCGCCTCGGACTATCCCGGCATCATGTCGATCGAATCGTCCAGCCGCGCGATCAGGGACGAAGCCATGTCGTCCATGCTCGAAGCCATCGACATGACACGTGGTAAGTTCCTCGGGCTTTTCGCGGACGAGAACAAGGCCCGTGCTCTGGTGCAGGAGCTGCACGGCCAGGACAGCGGTGTACCCGAGGCCAAGATCGGGGCCAAACAATTCGCCGATGTGGCCAACCGTATGCGCGAGCGTTTCAACCGCGCCGGCGGCGATGTTGGCTACCTCGATGACTGGGCGATCCCGCGCAGCCATAGCCAGCTCAAGGTGGCCAGGGCCAAGGACCAGTGGATCGCCGACCACGTGCAGTGGGCAAACCGGAACAAGTACATCAACGCAGACGGTTCGCGCATGAACGACGCCGAGTTGAGGGACTTCTTCACGCATGCTTGGGAGACGGTAGCCACCGGTGGCGTCAACAAGATCGAGCCTGGCCGGGTAACCGGGAACGGCGCCCGGGCAAACCGTGGTAGCGAATCGCGACAGATCCACTACCGCGATGCTGACGCCTACCTGGCCGCCCAGGCCAAGTATGGCGACAAAGGCCTGATGGACCTGATGTTCGGACACATCGACCGAGCCGCCCGCGACATCGCGCTGATCGAGGCAATGGGGCCAAACCCTAACCACGCCATGCGGTACCACACCGAGACGGCCGCCAAGCAGATGACTCAGGCCAAGCCCGAGGCAAAGGCCAAGATCGATAAGCGCGTGAAGCGCTTGGAGCAGCTGTATACCGAGGTGGCCGGCACCCGCGAGCCACCGGCATCCGCAGCGCTGGCCAACGCGTTCGACACTTATCGCGCCACCAACGTGGCGGGCAAGCTGGGTTCGGCGGTGATAACCGGCCTCAGCGACCAGGGCACGCTGGCGCTGGTGGCCAAGATGAACGGCATGCCCGTTATGCAGGTGCTGGGCAACGAACTGCGCATGCTCAACCCGGCCAACGCCAGCCACCGGCGCCTGGCCATGCGCGCCGGCCTTGGCATCGATCAGCTGATCGGCAGCCTGGCGCGTTGGGGTGAGGAAGGGCTTGGCACCGATGCTGAGATAGCTGGCCGCGCTGCAAAGTGGTCGCAAGCTGCCGCCACCAAGGTCATGCAGCTCTCCGGTATGAATGCCATCGACGCCGGCAACCGCCGGGCCTTCGGGGCCACCATGATGGATGTTACCGGCGACCTTACGCGCCGGTTCGACTCTCTCAAAGCCCTGGAAGATGGCGACCGCAAGCTCATGCAGCAGCGCGGCATCACTGATCAGGATTGGTCGGTATGGCGCCTGGCCCAGCCGGAGGACTGGCGCGGCGCCGGCGACCAGGTGCTGACCCCGGGCAGCATCTACCGCATCTCAGATGCCGCATTGACCCCGCTGGCAAAGCAGGTCGGGGTTTCTCCGACGCGCCTGAGGGAGCAGGCCGCCACCCGCCTTCTGGGAATGGTGCTCGACGAAACCAACATGGCGATCCCTGCGCCAGGCGCCCGTGAGCGCGCCTTCATGCACGGCAACAACCAGAGGGGCACATGGAGCGGCGAATTTATGCGCAGCTTCTGGCAGTTCAAGTCGTTCCCGATTTCGATGATTTCGAAACACTGGCGTCGGGCTATGGCCCAGCAGACCGGGTGGGGAAAGGCGGGATACGCCGCTGCGCTATTCGCCACAGCCACGGTGCTGGGCGCAATCGCCACCCAGGTCAACGAGATAGCCTCGGGCCGTGACCCCAAGAACATGCTGGATGACGAGCTGGGCGGCGTGCCAGGTCTGCGCTTCGGCCTGGCCTCGATGCTCAAGGGCGGCGCACTGTCGCTGTACGGCGACTTCCTGTTCTCCAACACCACTCAGGGCGGCACCTCTGCGCTTGCAGCCTTCGGCGGCCCGTTGGCCGGTGACATCGAAACGCTGCTGAACCTTCGCGGCGTCACTGCTGATGCGGCCCTGGGCGATCGAGATGCAGATGTGATAGGCGCCCGCCTGATTCAGCTTGGGAAAGGGCACCTGCCAGGGGCGAACCTCTGGTACACCAAGGCTGCCACCGATCACATGATCTTCCACCAGCTGCAGGAGTACTTCTCACCTGGGTACCTGAATCGGATGCAGCGCCGGGCCCAGCGCGAATTCGGGCAGAGCTACTGGTGGGAGCCTGGCGAAGCAGCCCCAGCAAGGGCGCCAGACCTTGGTGCCGCTACCAGCAACTGACAACCACATCACCCCCACAGAGAACCCCGCCACCGAGCGGGGTTTTCGCTTTCTGGAGCATTGAAAATTGACCGTATCGACCACTGATAGCGTTGTTGAATACATCTCTGGTGGACCAGATTATCCAATTCCGTTCCGCTTCCTTCAGAGCGCTGACATTCAGGCAATCCTCGTAAAACAAAATGGCGTGACAGAGGTTCTTTATCCCGGAACGCAATACACGGTTATAGGAGAAGGCTCTGCCAATGGCGGTACGCTGACATCAAGCTACGCGGCCAGCTTTCTGGCCACGCCGGGGGCTTTGTTGATCATCAGTAGGGTGATGGAGGCGGTTCAGCCTACAGACCTTCGCAATCAGGGCAAGTACTTGGCTGAAACCCAAGAGACCGCATTGGATCGGCTCACCATGTTGATTCAGCAGGTTCTGGCCTTCTTTAGCAGGGCGCTCATGCGGCCAGTGGGCAAGGATTACTTCGACGCCGAGTCGAGGGCAATTTCCAATGTCGGGTATCCGCAGCTGCAGGCCGATGCAGCAAATAAGCAATATGTGGATGACGAAGTTGCTGATGAGGCTGCTGCCAGGCAGCAGGCGGATGCCAACCTCCAAGCACAAATTACAGGAAGCGTTCCTGTTGAGGCTTCAGCATTTTCTGAAATTTCGTGGCACAACCAAGTTATTCAAAACAGCGTTGTGATTCCTGCCAATAAAAACGCCTGGTCGTTCGGACCAGTGATGACAATTGCACCTGGTCAATCCGTGACAGTTGGTGCCGGTTCCTTCTACACCATTGCTGACGGAGAACTTCACCCATGAGCACTTTGCGCGCAGATAACATCCAGAACCTTGATGGCAAGAACAAAGATGTTGGCAGTCTAATCGACAAATTGACGATTGTTGATAGGATCAACTTTGCCAGTGACGCCGAGTTCAATGCCGCTAAGTCTGGCCTGGTAAGTGTGGATGCGCTCAAGCGCACTCGAGTTACCTCGATTATCGCCGGCACAGAGGAGGTCTCGGGGGCAACCAACCGAGACGCGATGATCGTAGGGCGTACCGTCACCGGGAACACTGACTGCCACGCCTTCGCCGACCGCACCATCATGGACGCGGTTACCGATGCTGGCACTTATGGGGTGTTCGACGCCACCACCAAGCTCCGTGGCAACAATAACCAGAACCACCTGTTCGCCTTCCAACACCGCTGCCGCTACGAGGGAACCAACGCCCTGCAGAACTTCGCGGGCTTCCTAAGTCGACCTGAGCACGCCGGTACTGGTGTTATCGCTAAATCCTACGGTGCTGATATCGGCGCGATAGCGATCACCGGTGGCGGCACTGTTACCGAACAGATCGGCGTCTACGTGCGCGATCAGGTCGGCGCCACGGCGAACGTGGGTATCAACTTGGAGCAGTCCACCGGCTATGCCTACTTCGCCTCTGGCGGGGGCATGATCTACAACAAGGGGCGCGTGGGCTTCGGTATCCAGGCGAACAGCAACTACGCGGCTTCTTTCGCCGGGCCTGCTGTCGGGGCTCGTCGAGGCTTCATCGAAACCACGGCAGCCAACTTCCAGATCGGTGCCGAAGGCGACGGTGTCACCCAGGTGATTTCCAACGCCGGCACGCGCCTTCAAATCAAGGCGTCCGCCAACGGCTATTCGGTAACGCCTGGCTCGGACAACGCACAGACCTGCGGCGATGCGTCCAACCGCTGGTCCGTGGTGTGGGCGGGCACCGGAACAATCAGCACTTCGGATGCTCGCGAGAAGACGCCTGTTCGAGGGCTTACGCCTGCAGAGATCGCTGCAGCGTCGGACCTGGCCAAGGAGATCGGTGCGTACAAGTTCTTGGCCGCCCTAGCAGAGAAGGGTGATGCGGCCCGCGAGCACATCGGCATGACCGTGCAGCGCGCGATCGAGATCATGGAGTCGCATGGCCTGGACCCATATGGCTACAGCTTCATCTGCCACGACGAGTGGGAGCAGCAGACCATCGAGCACCCGGCAGAAGTTGTCGAGCATCCGGCGGTATATCGTGTGTCGCTTATTCTCGATGGCAACAGCGCACCGATCAAAGAACTTGTCAGCGAGGCATACATCGAAGTGGTGAAAGATGCCTGGACCGAAGTAGTTTGTGACGCAGGCGACCGCTACAGCTTCCGTGAAAGCGGCCTGTATGCATTTATTGCTGCGGGCTTCGAGGCTCGTCTCTCCGCGCTGGAATCCAAATAACGTATCATTGGCGGCACTAATGCACAGGGAACTTGCCTTGAACAGATTTATTGCCGCCCTCGCCATCGCCCTTGCCGTATCTCTTCCGGCACTGGGCGATGCTTCCATTTCCGCCGAGCGTGTCACGGTCGGCAACAAGCCAGTAAGCGGCCACACTCTCAACGATGGCTTTGTCGTTTCTCGGTCGATGATCAAGGGCTCAGATGCCCATGGCTTCAGCGACCTCACCGTCATGGACAAGATCAAGGACGCCGGCACCTACGGCGCCTTCGATTCTGTCGTGCAGCTCTTCGGTAGCAACCGGCACAACCATATCTATTCGTTCCAGGACCGTGTCCGCTACGCCGGCAGCGGCGTTCTGGAGAACACTGGCGGGTTCATATCGCGCCCAGTCCACTCGGGTACCGGCAAGATCCTGATGCGAACCGCAGTTGACCTGGGCGACGTAGAGGTCAAGGGGGCCGGGTCGGTTGAGCAGAACGTCGGCATCTATATCCGCAACCTGGCGGCCGGCAACATGAACACCGCCATTGTCATGGCCCAGTCCAGCGGCTATGGCATCTACTCGTCGGGTGTTGCCCCGAGCTACCACCGATCCGACCTCCTGTTCGGCACTGGCAGTGGCCCGGTTCTGCTGGATGACCCGCGCAAGTCCGAAGCGCCACGCGACCTTTCGCAGGCTGAGCATGCTGTAGCCAAGCAGCTAAAGGGTATGATCAAAGCGTCACGCAACAAGGACAGCGGCAAGACCCACGTAGGAATCCAGGCTGCTGAGATCCAAGCGGCCTTCAAGGCTAATGGGCTGGACGTTGAGCAGTACGCAATCCTCGAAAGAACGCCGCAGGGCCTTGGCGTTCGCTATGAAGAGCTTCTAGCGTTTGTAGTCTCCGCCATATAAGTCGTTCGGCTAAGAGGCCCGCCAAGCGCGGGCTTTTTTCTGCCGATGAATAGTGCGCCCGATCATCGCGCAGCAGATTCTGCAGATACATCTCAAGCCGAATAGCCGACCTAGCGTACGAGGCGGTGGTTGATGGCATGAAGTCGAACCGCTGACCGGCAGTTGCCTAGGTGCTGCTTTGGTGGATACGATACTGTATCGATATACAGTATTGGTGCAGCATGTACTTCCTCCTCGTTCGCCGCCGCGTGAATGGCGTGGCCATCCCTTCCGATCAGCTCAGGAAGATCAAGCCCCTGCAGGCCGACATCCACATCGGCGACCACCACAGTGAGCCGCTGGGCCGGGTGTCTACTCAGGCCTGGGTGTTCAATCCGTCGCCTGGACCCGACATCATCCCCCGACTGCACGACGCCAAGCTAAATGGCATGGCCCAGCTCGGCATCAACATCAACGGTGTTGAGGAAATCGACGGTGTGCTGTATGCGCAGTCGTGGTGGTGCAGGGCGGTGGGCAGTTATGGTGACTGAGCTTCCGCAGGCTTGGCTGGCCGAGCTGAACGACCAGGTTGCCCTGGCCGAAGACCCAGATGGCCGCGCCGCCGTGCTCAGTGAGATGGCCTATGCCGCACACCGCCGACAGGACATCGACGAAGGAGATCTAATGGACATGCTGGAGCTGGCCGAGGCAGCCAGGATGTGGGCGCTGGAATGCACCGATCTATAGGCAGCCGTAAAAGTGCGATAGAAACACCGGTAATGTCATACCGGAGTGCTGCTTTTTTACTGCCTAAAAAATGACCACTCCACTGGTCATCCCGGCATCACTGCTTAATTTTTGCTACAGCAAATATCCGCCATGTCTACAGGCCCCATAAATCCTGGGCCTTCGCATTTAATCGACCCGATCCATCATCGGTGCAACAGAAAACCTCCTAACTACCGTATCGCCTGATGTTCCGGGGCTTTCTGCTTGTTTCTGGGGCATTTCTCTATCTCTGGTTGTTGCCGCTTTTTTCCGGTTCTTGCTGGTTTTGCTACATCGGTTGCTACAATGTAGCAACTCAACTCAGCCGTGTAGCAATTTCATGGGAACCATCACGCAGCGCAAGCGCAAGGACGGGTCTTCTGGCTTCACTGCCCAGATCCGGATCACGAAGGAAGGGAAGGTAGTTTATCAGGAAAGCCAGACATTCGACCGGAAGGCCACGGCTCAGGCCTGGATCAGGAAGCGTGAAGCTGAACTGTACGAACCGGGTGCCGTCGAGAAGGCGAACCGCAAGGGCGTGACGATCAAGCAGATGATCGACAAGTACCTGGTGGAGTACGAGAAGCTGCGACCGCTGGGGAAGACGAAGCGGGCGACCCTCAAGGCAATTGGCGAAAGCTGGCTTGGCGAGGTGGAAGACCAGCAGCTGACCAGCCAGAAGCTGGTTGACTACGCCATGGACCGAATCGAAAAAGACGGCATCCAGCCGCAGACAGTCGGTAACGATCTTGCGCACCTGGGCGCCGTCCTGTCCGTGGCCAGGCCAGCTTGGGGGTATGAAGTCGATGCTCAGGCTATGCCTGATGCACGGCGCGTATTAAAGAAGCTTGGCGCTGTAACCAAAAGCGTGGAGCGCAGCCGCCGGCCGACACGTGATGAGCTGGAACGCATCATCAAGTACTTCCAGAAGGTGCGCGATGCCAGGCGCCAAGAGATCGACATGGTGCGGGTGGTGGTCTTCGCGCTGTTCTCTACTCGTCGCCAGGAAGAGATCACGCGGATTCGCTGGGATGCGCTCAATGACCAGGAGCAGTCGGCGTTGATCACCGACATGAAAAACCCGGGCCAAAAGTATGGCAACGATGTGTGGTGCCACATGCCCGACGAGGCCTGGCGCATCCTGCAGTCAATGCCCAAAGTGGCTGACGAGGTGTTCCCGTACAACTCCAGGTCGATATCGGCCTCGTTCACCAGAGCATGCCACTTCTTGCAGATTGATGACCTGCACTTTCACGACCTGCGCCACGATGGCGTAAGCCGATTATTTGAAAAGGGGTGGGATATTCCGCGCGTGGCCAGCGTTTCGGGCCACCGGGATTGGAACTCGATGCGGCGCTATACGCACCTGCGGGGGAAGGGAGACCCCTATGAGGGGTGGGAGATGCTGGAAGAAGTTATAGCGGGGCCGGTGATTGAGGCCTCTAAACGACAATTGAGAAGTAAACAGAACGATTTATAAGAGAAGTTCGGAGCATGTTTATGGCGGATCTAGGGTTTTGGGGGATGTTTGGTGCGGTTGGTACACTTGCATCAATATTCAGCTTGTTCATCTCGAACAATACGAAATGGGCGAAATGGATTCACGCCGGTTATACGTTGCTCATCGTAGCGATCGTTTTGGGGGTCGTGGAATATCAGCAATCAGTTAAAGCAAGCTTGAGTGAACTTAGTGAAATCAAGAGGGTGGAGCGGCAAGCCACGGCTCTTTCGGATCCATGGGACACCTCTACCCGAGGTATGAAGCTCGGATATTCCATGTCCGTTTTGGCTTTTTTGGAGAAGAATAGAGAACTGTATCCTGAGACCTATCAGCGCGCAAAAACGATCTGCGACAATCTCGGGTGTTACTCAGAGGACCAAAGTTTGACTCAGTTCTCAAAAATTGGGGACGCCGCAACTGCGCTGCGAGAGTTGGTGCGAGGGATTTCCTCATTAGAGGGTCGTGGCTCTTCAGTTGGGCGAGAGTGAAGGCCTAAGCGCATTGAGCCCTTTCGCTAGGGCTCTGCGCTTGTGGATTCAATGTGAGCGCCCAGACCTGTGGCGACCCATGAGCTTGTCCTGCTCGGTCTTCGCCTTGGCGTGCTGGCTGTCGATGTAGGCAGCCAAGTCACTCAGGTGCACACCCCGTGCACCCTTCTGGCTCGACTCCATCCACACCAGCGGCAGGTTAATTTCGCCCTTGGCCACCTTGGCCTTGAGTTTGGTTGGCGTGATGTCGAAGTAGTCCTTGCAGACTTGCTCGATGGGGATGATGGCCTGGCCGTTGTACTGGGCCATCAGCAGGAAGGCAGTGTTCATGGTGACCTCTCAGAAAATGAAGCGGACAGGGTAAAGCTGGGTGACCGGCAGCCGGGCAAGCACCGGCCCTTCGTCGAACTGGTCGCCGGCGGGCGGCTGTGGGTGCTGGTCATCGGCGTGGGCAACGCGGTTGGTGGTGGCGTAGATGGTGAGCACCACGCCGATCAGGAAGGCGAAGGCCGCCGAGGTGAGGCAGACCCAGAAGACGGTAAGTGGCTTCATAGCGCTGGCCTCAGTAGGGGGCGCACTTGTTGCAGGCACCGGTCCAACCCGGCGTGCCGCAGCCTGAGCAGGGTTCGGTTTCCGGCATGCCGCGTTCTTCCGGGCGGCTCTCAAGGTCCGGCCAGAGCAAGGCCTCAACTTCCTCGCGCAATCCGTGCTGCCCCAGCGTCCCGCGCAGTGTTGCCACCTTCTGCAAAACCTGCTCGCATTGATCGATGCGCTGATCCCGCTCCGTCAGGTCGGCCTGCAGTTGGTCGCACAGCCTGCACTTGGTCAGCACCAGTTCGCTTGACTTGGGCTCAGCCAGCAGCGCCTGCATGGCTCGCTCGCCGAGCTCCACGATCTGCGGGTCGTAGGTGCGCAGTTTGGATTCGGCCTCGATGGCACGGCGTTTCCAGGTGGCGAGGTCGGTTAGAGCATCGGGCCCAGATCCGCAATCCGGGCAGTCCTTGACGCACTCAACAGGTCCGTTCTCGAACTCAACTCCATCCACGCCTGTGATTTCACCGTCTGGCACAGTGCCGTGGCCATTGCAGGTAGTGCAGGCCCCAGACACCGGCATGCCGTTCGAGTGGGCGTACCCGGTTGCGTTGCAGTCTTCACACGGCGACTCGCCTTCTTCATACGATTCGGCAGTCTGGCCACGGCGCCATCCGATCACGCCATTGCCTTTGCAGGCTTCGCATTTTGGCGCTCTCGGCTCGCCCTGGTGCTGCTCGACTGGAAGCCGTGCGGCGCAGGTCTCCAGAAGATCCCGAGCCATTTCGCCAATTCCGTGCGGCGCCAGGGATTCTTTCGCGTCGAGCTCAAGCAGCGCGTTGATGCTGCTGATCAATGCCTTGTTGTTTCCTCGGAACAGATCACTATTGCGCATTGCCTTTCTCCTGCGCCCGCCTCTGGCGTTCGGCGCTGCATTTGGTGTGGTTGCCCTTGTTGCGGGGTCTGTTGCATATGTCGCAGCGGCTCGGGCAGTCGAGCGGCCTCATTGGGCATCTGCGGTGGACTGAGGGGCGACGGAGGGCGGTCATTGCCCATGCTCCTGCAGCACCTGGATCACATCGAGAAAGCCCTGAACCACGCTGCCAGGCCTGCCGGTGGCTGCGCGCTTGAGCACTTCGATGACCTGCGCCACACCGTTGGTGTCGGCCAGCTTTGCCCGGTGGGCACGCACCATGTCGCGGGCATCCTCCCGGGCCTGCTGGCGCATGTACTCGTTGATGAGGCCGGTGGGCACGCACCATGTCGCGGGCATCCTCCCGGGCCTGCTGGCGCATGTACTCGTTGATGAGGCCGGTGGGCACTGGCATCGGCAGGGGCTTGTCGGGCTTCGGCGCCGTTATGGTGGAAGACACAGGCGCAGGGGTAGGGTGGCGGGCCCGGTCAAGGGCCGCCTGGGCGATTGGGTTCATGGTGATCTCCAGCAAGCGCCGGTCACCCGGCGCTGCATAGTCAGGAGCTGCTGACCAGGGAAACGCTCAACCCAACCGCAACCGGGCGAACCCAGATCGGCATGCTGCTGAGCATGAAGGTTTCACCCTGGGCAGCCAGGAGCAGGGTGGTGCCCATTACATGGGCGATGGCTTCCGCCGCTGCCGGCGGCACAGCGTTGCCGATTCGCTCGCGCCAGGCCTGATCGCTCAAGCCATCCAGTTCAAGCTGTTCTTCCGGCTCGACCAGGCTTTGCAGTGCGGCCAGTTCCAGGGTGGTGAAGGGCCTGTGCCAGGTGCCGTCGAGCGATTCGATTACGCAGGTCAGCCGGTCATTGGCCTCGGGCAGGCGAGGGTCTGCGATGCTCCAGCGCCCGTTGTCGTGCATGGCGCTGGCGGAAACGGCGCCGGCCTGGCCATTCCAGGGCACCACGCCGTAATGGCCGCCGGTAAGGTAGGCATCGCCCTTGTTGCGGCGCATGCCAGGGCGCGGGTCAGCGATCGACAGGGCACCGCTGGCCACCTGCTGCGAGCCGGTCACGGTGCCAGCGGTCTGGTTCATGGCTACCACGTTGAGCTTTCGGCTCGACGCGCCTGGGTGCCAGTTGTGATAGCGCGGGTCCTGTACGGCAAAAGCGCCTTGGCCCGTGGTGCTGCCGGCAATCACCGTGTTGGCGGTACCAGCGAACGGCGTCACCTGGTATTTGCCGAAGCCTTCTCCACCTCGGCGTGGGTCCGCAACGCTAAACGTACCTTGCCCAGGGCTCTTCACCCCGATCACCGCACCGCTGGTGTCCTGCCAGCGACGAACCCCGTATTGCTGGTATTGCAGGGCTCCGGCCTTGGCGCGCGGGTCGGCAACCGAGAACTTGCCGTTGGTTGGCCCACTGCGAGCAGCGACGGTGCCAGCGGCCTCCTGCCAATCGTGCACACCCAAGAACCCGTCGCGGAATTGCGGGACGATGATCAGGTCGCGCAGGTAGCCATCCTCGATAGCCAGGTCGTTCAGGCTTCGCCAGTCCTTACCGGCCTCGACCAGGGCCAGACGAACCCAGGTCTTCCACTGCAGGGCGGGGACCCGGTGCATGGGGCCGGCCTGCTCTATATCGCCGGCTAATGGCATGCGGCCGAGGATGTCGCCAACGGCGCGGAGGCTCTTCTTCTCTGGCTCGTATAGGAACGGCGGAACTTTCTCGACATGGCGCGCCACCAGCAGGAAGCGCTTGCGGCTCTGGGCCAGTCCGCCGATGACGCCGCAGTCGTGGGCAGTTTCGGCAACCGCGTAGCCGAAGTGGCGGAGCAGCGCGCCGATCTGGTCCAGCAGGTGCCGGCCACGGCTGGCCAAGCGCGGAACGTTCTCGAACACCAGCAGCGGTACCGGATCATCGCGCCAGGCCTCGCCGAACAGCCAGATGCAGCGCAGCGTCAGTTCGTTCAGCGCCTGGTACTTCGGGGTCATGCTCATGCTTTCGGAGAGCAGCCCGCTGGCGCCTTTGCATGGAGAGCTGATGAACACCGCATCAGGGCGGCGACCGCCGGCGGCGCGGCGGATGTCCTCCGGCGTTGCCTCGCGCCAGCCTTGTGGCGGCTCCTTGCCGTGGAAGCGGATGTACTGGTCGCGGGTGAACAGGTCGATGAGCGTGCCTTTAACGCCGCTCAAGCGCTCGAAGTCGGCCAGGCCGGCGGGGTCAACGTCCACACCGCCGATGCATTCCCACTCTGCCTGCATGTTGCCAACGATGGGTTTGGCCCTGTTGAACCCCTTGGCGCCGCCGCCCAGGCCGCAGCAGAAGTGGAAGTGTGTCAGTTTTTTCTTGATCAGCATGCTGCCGTCCTGTGGGTTATTGATAATTCGGCGATTTAATTGGCTGGCACTTGTTGCCAGGCTGGCTACAATGTCGGCGCTCTACCAACTAACTAAGCAACGAGATGGAGTGTTTTATGGATCGAGGATTGGCGCGAATAGGTGTTGCAGTAACTTTGGCTTATGCAGCATTTGTCACATGGTTGGTATGGCCAAAAGTCCTCGGAATAGCAGGTTTGGATTTGAACGCGATAGGCGATTTTTTAGCCGGCGTGTTTGGCCCTTTATCGATCTTCTGGCTGATACTTGGGTTCTTCCAGCAAGGTCATGAACTCGCTCAAAACAATGAGTCGCTTCGGCGTCAGGCAGATGAGCTCCAAGCCTCTGTAGAACAGCAGAAAGAACTGATCAAGGTCTCTGAAAGTCATCATAGGGTGATGGAAGAAACCGCGAGGCTTGAGCAAGCCCATATGGCTATGTCTCTCGAACCGAGGTTTTCTCTCAACTTTATAAAGTCAGACATCGTTCCAAAGGGGCGGATGTTCATCCTCTCGCTAACGAACGCTGGCCACGCAATAACCTGCGTTAAAATAAGTCTCGCAGGACACACATTCGAATATCCAATGCTCGACTCTCTCCAGGCAATTGAAATTCATTGTCCTCATGAGAATGTTCGTGAGGTGGTCTTAAGACCTTTGGTCCAGTATTTGAATGGGCTTGAGCAGGAACGGTCCAGGGTCTTCAATGTGTACCTGAAAAAACATCTCGTAGACGAAATCTGGAATGTTGAAGTTGAGGCACCGAACGGAACACCGTTCGGCAATAGTTAGTTTGGGTCCGAATCAGGCCGCCGACTGGTAAGCCTGCAGGGCGAAGTACACGCGGGCGCAGGCTTCGGCATCTGGGCGAACGCGGTGCCCGCTGATTGAAATCAGCGTTTCGGGTAGGTCTTGTTCAGTTCGCCATTCACTACGTGGCCGCGGCGCAGCACCAAGTTGGCCAGGGCGGCCCGGTCTTTCTGGCTGTGGCTGGCCTGCCGGAGGAGGCCGAAATAGCTGTTGGCTGTCTCGCGCAGGTCATCTGCCGGCGCCGAAGCCGTTCGCTTCATTGCCTGGGCCACCGATTTCTTGCGGGTGGTGCGCCGCCAGGGCTTGATCACATGCCCGACGAAGTCCACGCCACGGTCAATCGGCTGCAAGATGGACTTCGAAGGGTTGAGCCTGACGCCAAGACTGGGCAGGAAGTCTTCGATCCGGCGCAACCATTCGTTCAACTGCTGCGGTGACTCATGCAGCAACACGAAGTCGTCGACGTAGCGGATGTAGTGCTTGGCCTTGAGCGTGTGCTTGCAGAACTTGTCCAGGGCGTCGAGGTAGACGTTGGCGAAGAACTGCGACGACAAGTTGCCGATTGGTAGACCTAGGTAAGCCGGCTGCGCGGTCAGGCGCTTGTGCTGCGGAACCCTGTTGAACAGGTGCGCCGGGCTGCGCTCGCTGTAATTCTCGCGCGGGTCGTGCATCAGCACATGCATGGCCAGCTGCCGGAACCACGGGTCATCAATGCTGTCAGCCAGCTGCTGGCCCAGCACGCGCTTGTCGATCGACACGAAGAAGTTGGCCAGGTCGCATTTCAGGTAGAAGCCTGGGCGTGACCAGTTCTGCGTTTGGCTGCGGATCTTCGCCTCGAGGCGCTTACCGGCGTACAGTGTGCCGCGCCCGGGGATACAGGCGCAGCTGTCCGCAATGAAGCTGCTTTCGATCCGTGGACCGATGCGGTTGTAGAGCAGGTGGTGCACGATGCGGTCCCGGAAGTCTGCGGCCCATACCTCGCGGGCCTTTGGCCGGGTAACCACAAAGCAGATGGAACGACCTGGCCGGTATCGGCCGGTAACCAGGTCGTGATGCAGTGCCGTCAGGTTCTGCTCCAGGTTCATCTCGAATGCCAGCGCGCTGTTGCTGTTGCGCTTGGAGCGTCGGCAATCGTAGTAGGCCTGGACCAGTTCGCTGAACGGGTATGGGGTCGAATCTGCGGACGGGCCGGACGCGAAGCTCGTTGTTCTTGTCGTTGTTGTTCTGATTGCCATCATCGAAGTTCATGTTGAATGCGTTGTTGGCTGAGCGCTGCGACCTGTCGTGCTATCTACGTCGCCCCGGCGATTGCTCATCGGGGTAACTACGCTGGACCTACGCGGACTCTTTAGACCGGCGGTATCCATGGGTGCGCATGGCGGTGCTCACAGAGCAGCGGCACGACCAGATTCAATTCGCACAGGCCTGAAAGCCGTAACCTTTAGGCAGCGGGCGCGGATGGGGTGTTGCGTTTCCAGGCGTTGGCCTGCTTTCCAATGGAGGTGGTTACCTCCATGGTGGCGGCATGCTGGGCAACGCTGATAAAGCGGCTGTCCTTGAACAACCGCATCAGCAGCTCGATCACCTGGACCTTTTCAACCAGCTGGGTCAGGTGCGGACGCTTGTCGTGGGTGGCGTTTGCCCGGGCAATGAGCATCAGCACATCGATGCACTCGTCGATCACCCGGCGCCCGAGCGACTGTTTCAATTCGCGCGGGATATTGCGGGTGAGGTTCGTGGCCATCTGGAGCAAGCCCAGTGAGGCCTTGTAGATCGAAAGCTCGGTGTGCATTGCCATTGGATTCCCCTCCATTGGCCACCGCCCGTTGCCGGGCGGTTAAATGAATGAATTACTGAATAACTTCGCTGCGGACGGGCCGGACGCGAAGCTCGAGGACCTTGCCGAAGCCGTCCTGAGTGCCAACACCGAAGTGCATGAGGAAAGCGAGGTTGGCTGAGCGCTGCGAGGATGACCAGTACCAGGCGCGCTGGAAGGCTTCAGGAGCGCCGGCACGGAAGACCTCATGCACGGTCTGCCCTGGACTTTCCTCGGTGTAGAGCAGTCCGACCGGCTCGCTGTTCGGGTTGTCGCCATCCCGGTTCCAGCAGTAGTTGGCCTCGGAGGTCGGCTTGAAGTGGCGATACTGAAGCTCCTGAACATCACGGGCCGGGATAGCCCAGTCGCTGTACCCCCCAATCTCCAGAGCCAGGACCTGCTTGGCCAGCTCGCTGCCAGCAGCGGCCATGGCCTCGGTGTTCGCACGGCTGTTGGTGTGGCTGTCGGCGCCTTGGATCTTCTTGCCGAATTCGCCCCAGCGGCCTTCCAGTTCATGCGCGGCGCCGGCGGTAATCCACAGGTGGCGCTCGCCGGTTTCAGGATCGCGGGTAATGCCGGTGACGAAGCCGCCGCCGTAGGCCTGGCCAATGGCTGGGATTGCTTGTTCAACTGCGTTCATGTGCTGCTCCTTATTGCGCAGGCAACAAAAAGGGCGCCGATGCGCCCGTTTGGTCGAATGAATGAAGAATCAAATGAAGAATCTGCGGACGGGCCGGACGCGAAGCTCGTCGTCCTTGCCGTAGTAGCTCTGAAGGCCACCACCGAAGGTCAGGTAGAACGCGAGGTTGGCTGAGCGCTGCGTGCTGCTCCAGTAGTAGCCCTCGGTGATCAGTCCATGCACCCAGGCCTGGTAGAGCTGTGCTGCCGCTGGCAAGTCGAAGTCGGTGTGACCGTCAGCTTGGTGCGCCCGAGCCGCTTCGGCAGCAGGATGGCCGCCTTCCTCGATCAGGATGTCGGTGTTGGCCTTGCCGTCATGACGACTGGTCGCCTTCGATTCCTTGTTGCGGCCGCCCCATTCATGCTCGCCCACATCTTCATGGGCGAAGATCAGGTAGTGGGCCGGCACATGGCCGATGGCCGGAACGAAGCCGCCATTGATCCCGCCATGGCCTGGCCAGGGCTGGCCGATAGCGGGAATATTCAACGGTTCCGGCAGGATTCGTGCTGGTTGCTGCACCGGCGCAATCTGACTGAGAACGGATGCCAGGGCTAGCTGGGCCACGGTAGCGGCTGGCAACTTGATCGTTGCATCGCCAACAGTCAGGGTGATCTTGTCTTGTTTCATCTCGGATTCCTTGATTGATCAGCTGGTCAGACGACTACTTCTTCCAGGGTCGCGGTGACCTTGTAGCTGTGGTCGAGGGCCGATTCGCCTTCGGTTTCCACGGCAATGACCTGGTCATCGAGCAGGCGCAGCAGCAGGGTTGTGGCCTGTTCGCTGCTCACAGCCAGGCGGCTCTGCACCCAGTGGGCTTTGAATGGCTTGCCATTGGCTTTGAGCACGATCAGCTGCTTGGCGTCTTCGTAGTCGAAGTCGCCGAACTCCTTGCCCATGACAGTACTGCCGGCGTCGCCCTCGTCGAGGATCTTGTCCACCGGGTGCTGCTCGGTCTGGGCAATCACCTCGCGCCCCCCGTTGGAGTCGATGGGAGTTACTACACCCTCGGCTTCCATCTGCTCAATCATCCGGGTTGCCCGGTTGTAGCCGATCTTTAAGTGCCGCTGGATCGCCGAGGTGGAGGCCCGGCGGGTGTCTCGAACGAAGGCCAGCGCTTCCTGGTACAGCGGGTCAGGGCCGTCCGGCAGTTCCTCTTCTTCCTGCTGGCGGTCCAGCCCCAGGTCCAGCCCCATACCGGCGATCCGCTCGGCAGCACTCAGCGGCAGCTCATGCTGGTCGCGCTCCGGCTTAACGAAATCGGTGCCTTCGTGGTAATCGTCCGGCGCCATCACCAGCAGGCATAGGTGGCCGGCACTGTCGATAAGCTCTTTCCGGTTCGGCGCCTTGGCGTCGATGATTCCGGTGGCAGTCAGCTTCTTGGCATCAAACTTGACCTCTTTCATGGTCAGTTCGATGGTGGTGGCGCCACGCGCAGCAATGATGCTCACCGCCGACCGCACCACATCGCTGGCCTTTTCGGTGATGCGGTCGATCACTTCCTGTTGATCGTCTTCACCCAGGCGGGTGAATGGCATCTTGATGTTGCGTAGCTCGAACAGCGCCGCTTCCACCAGGTCGTGCACCATCAATTCGTGCGCCAGGCCCATCGGCGAAACGCCGTGCAGGTAGGCGCGGTCGATGAACTCTTTGTGTTCAGCTTTCATTGGGGATCCTCAGTACTTGGCGATCTCTTCCAGCTTCTTCTGCTGGACGAAGGTCAGAAGGGTGCGCGGGCCGTAGCTCTTGAAGCTGGCCCGTAGGTTTTCGACGAACTCTTGTTCCCAGGTGCCCGACGCATGGAGGTCCGCGGCGGCGAGCAGCGAGGTGAATTCCTCGACCCGGTCATACAGTTCTTCCACGGTCTGGCTGGCCATTACGCAGCCGCCTTGCTGTGCCGAACCGACTGGATGTGATGGATCAGCGCGGTGCAGATGGCTTCGAAGTCGCTGGCGCGGTACAGCTTGGCCGAGCGTTCCTGTGCGACCGCCTCGAAGCCCAGCGAGGCCAGGAAGTCTGCAGTGAGGGTGAAGCCCAAGGTTGCACTGATGTCGCCCAGCTTGATGCGACGGCCATCGTCCGCGGCCTGCTGTGCCGCTGGCGCTGCGCTGGCGATCGGCGTGACCGCGGGTGCGGGCTCAGCCTTAGCAACCGGCTGTGCCGCCTGCTGCTCTTGCACCTGCGGCTGGTCCTGCTCCTGTTGGGCGGCCTGTTGCTCGGCCTGCTGGCGCGCCAATTCGGCATCGTCGCGCCTCTTCTGCTCGGCCTGTTCGTGCTCGTTGATGCGGACCTTGATCAGCGCCACCAAGTCGTCGTTGGCCTTCTGCACCAGTTCCTGCGCATCGTGGAACAGGAACTTGTGGTTGGCCGCCAACTCGTTGAGGCTGGCGATATTCAAGCGGATCAGGTCGCCGATGCGGCTGGCCTCGATCTTTGCCCGGGCCAGTTCGGCGCCGGCCGCATCGTTCAGGCTGTCGATGGTGCGCTTGCCTTTGATGGCCTCGGCGAAGTTGGCGTGCACCTTCGGCATGCGGATGCGGCCGCCCAGGGTGGCATCGATCTGGTCGATGTGATCCTGCAGGGCCTTGGCCGAGTCCATCACGATCTCGGTCCGGATGCTGTCCTTGCGGGACTTGACCAGCTTGTCCAGCTCCAGGCGCTTGCGGCGGGCCTCGGCGGCGATGTCGTCGATCGCCTTGAACAGGGCGTCGATGCTTTCGGTCTGGCTCAGGGCGTGCTCCTTGGCAGCCTTTAGCTTGTCTTCGACCTCGCTGCACCACTTCACGGTCGTCTCGGCATTCGCGAAGTCCTGGTCGGTCTTGAGCTCGGTGTTGATGCCGCTGAACACCTGCATGGCATGCGCCTTGAAGGCGTCCAGGTTGCTAGCGGTGACCATGCCGGTCACCTCAATACGCAGGGCCGGCAGCTGGTCAGGTGCAGAACCGATTACCTCGACCTTGGCTTCCTTCACTTCGAACGCGCCCAGGTCTTCCTCGAACTGAGCCCATCCGGCAACCAGTTGCTCGCGGCGCCCGGTCACCGGGCGGTATTCCATGTGCACGAAGTTGTCGCAGGTACCGTCCGAGCAGACGAAGATGACGCGCTCGGCGCTGCTGACCAGCAATTGCTGCTCAAGCTGCCAGTAGTAATGCGGCTCCAGCTCTCCGGCGAGCACTGCGGCAGCCAAAGTGGCGTTCCACAGCTTGTGTTCGAACAGGGTGTCGCCCAGCATGGTGGCGCCGTCCATCGAGGCCAGCAGGTTGCCGCTGGTACCGACGATGGGGTAAAGCTCTTCGCCGATCATTTCCTCGACCAGGGGACGGGCCAGCTCTTCGGTAGCGTGGCCACGGTCGAAGATGGCCTGCTGCTGGGGCGTCACCTCCGGCACAATGCCGGTCTTCTTCAACGCCAGCAGGTCGTTGCGGGTCTGGTACTTCGAAGCGCCCATCATCGCGGGCGCCTCCGAAGCGGTGAAGTAGCTGGAGCGAAGGGCATGCCACTCAGGCGTGCCTTGCTGGACGTTATGCACTTGCATCGGTGGCTTCTCCTTCAATGGCAGCCAGGGCGTGGATACGCTCCATCTGCGCGTCGGTGATGATGTATTTGCTGCTGATGGTCTTGATCAGGTGATCAGGGCTGGTTCGCCCTGCGGCGATGAGGCCGCGCCACTGCTCGCTGCTTTCGTCGAGCTTGCTATCGGGGTAGGCAGGCAGCTGTTTCGGTTCGTCAGCCTTGCGCACGTGAGCCTGGTTCAGCTCGCGCTCGGCTGGGATGTCCTGCAGTTCTTCCGCGACCGGCATGCCGCGCAGCACATCGGGGAAGACGTCGCGCATGGCAAATGCCCGGGCGCGCATCTGGCGCATCCGCTTCGGGTATTGGGTCCAGGGGCCTTGCTTGCCGGCCAGGCCGGCCGCCTTTGCCTCGGTCATGCTGAACGTGCGCACCTGCTCTTCTTCGTTGCGGCGCTTCACTCGGCAGGTGGCCGTTTCGCCGTCGTCGCTCTCGTAGATGTACTCGCAGAGCGGCGAAGAGCGGACCAGGGCGATTACCGCGTCACCCCACAGGGCTGGGCGGCCGTTGATAACCGCGATGTTCTGCATGGCCTGCATGGGCTGCAGTCCCAGCTCCATGCCCCACTGAATGGCAACCAGGATGTTGCCGGGGTTGTTGGCGAAGTCCTTGGGGACGATGGTCGACTTGGACAGGTAGTCGGCGAATTTCAGCGCTTCCTCGATGTTTTGAGGGGCGAGGCTGAACGTAGGCTTGATCGCAAGATCGCTCATGGCGAGAGGTTCCTATCGGGTGATGAGGTCAGCCAGGGCAACCAGCGTCAGCCAGCCGGCCCAGCCAAGGAGGGAAGTGGTGGCGCCGCGCCAGATCAGGTGGCGGCGCCGGCGTTGGGCGGCGGTCATGAGCAGAACCTGCAAGCGCTGTAGCCAGGGTTAACCCGGCGCCTTAGACAGGTTTGGCACCAGCCGGCAAGTCCAACACGCTCCGAAACCTGTTCGGGGCTCAGCTTCCTGTTTAGGTTCTGCTGGCGGTGCGTGATTTTGTTGAATTTGGGCTTGTGCTTCTGGATCAGGAAATGCTCATGCGCCAGCATCTGCTGGGCATTGTCGAAGCGGGCTACGACAGTGAATTTGAAGGGCTTTCCATTCGACTTATGCCAGCGAAACCTAGCCTCAGGCTGTTGAATGGTGGTGCCTATGTAGACAATTTCACCATCCAGCTCGCCCTTGTAGACCACGTGCTCACGTTGGCTCATGGAAACCTCACAACGAACATGCCGCGGCGAATGCGGATTGTGGTGCCCAGCGGCAAGTCCCGGAAAAAAACAAAGCCCTGACGGTGCAGGGCTTCGATCATCTGTTGGGCATTCGGGGCAATGAAGCCCCTGCACTTACTGGTCATAGCGGCGCTCCAGTTGAATGTCGCGCTCGTCCGAGCGCCAGTCGCCGGCCTGGAACGGGTAAGCGTCCGGCTCGGCATCGTCTTCATCGGGTTGCGGCTCGTCATCCTGGTCGGGCGGGTCAAGCCACATGTCGTAGGCGCTCATGCTGCTGACTGCCTGATGAGCAGTGCGATGCGGCGGTGACGAGCTGCACGCACACGCATGTGCATCAGTTCGGCCTGCTCGTGGGTGATGTCGCCGGCGAACAGGCCGTAGCTGACCAGGCCAGACGCGTAATTCAGTTCGGCCTCGGCTGCCACCAAGTCGCCCGGTGGCACAGCAAGTGCGCGGTCGATGCTCTCGTCGAACACCTTCTTTGCGGTTTGGTTGAACATGGTGGGTACCTCGATGTATGCGGGATGCATCGGGGTGTGATCTGCGCGGAAGGCAATCCCCGCTTGGCGCCTGCGAGTGCGCCCCCTCAAGCCACGCTCCGGTGATCGCTCACTGCCTGGTCGTGGTCTCGCTTTCTTCCCGAGGTTGCGAACCCTCGTGTCTCGGCTTGGTGCCAGCGCCTTAATGTCTGCTGGCGGTTTCAGATCACACCCCGATGCAGCCTGCGATGGGGAGCAGGGCATCGGGCCGTCTGTTCCGGCTGTCACGCTGCCTGTGCTTTAACGTCGAACTTGCGCAGCGATTCCCGACGGCAGTTAGCGTCAAGCTGACGTCTTGCTCATGTGCAACGGCCCCGAGGTCTATACGGCGCAGCCAGTGTGGGAGTCGCCCACGCCCAGCGCGTCAAAGCCTTTCCAAGCCATCGCGGTGAATCGGTTGTTTGTTAAAGAGCGGGTCCGTGGCCTTTCGGCGCGGTGCGCTGTGGTCCGGATGAGCAAATTTAAGCAAGCTGAAATCACAAGGTCAAGCATGCTGAATAAAATAATTTCAGAATGCTGAATTTTTGGGGTGTGCGGACACAAAAAAGCCCGCTCTATGGCGGGCTCAATTCAGCGATCTGTTCAAGGATTTAGCCAGTTACTACCGTAAGGTTGGACTGGCTGAGGCTTGCCCTCGATGGAGGCTCGAATTCTCTTCCCCTCACTCTCAATCGTATCGACTATCAGGTGGTTGTCGGTTGATCGGTCAATGCTTTTTAGGCTTTTGCCTATCCAATAGGTGCAGCCAATCAAGGTCACGACAACTGATGAGAACCCAATGACAACCACCAATTTCAACGACATGTTCTTCATATGCCACCACCCCTCCACACGACTCGGCCTATGATTTCGACCGCTTGCATTCCTTTGTCGCTGATCGGCATGTCCGGATACCGCGTCTTGTCCTGGTTGTCCGAGCGAATTATCCAGCCGCCGGCCATATCGCGGATCAGCCGTTTGATGATGACCTCGTTATCAGGATCATACATAGCGTGCATCTTGCCGTTTGCCGGCTCGATCTTCGATACGTCCACAAGCAACACTTCGCCATCACTCAGGGTGGGCCAGTTGCTGTCGCCGTGGTTGTACATCACCCGCAGATTCTCTTCGCGCAACGACATGCCTTTCAGCCATTCGCGTTTGAAGGCCAGGCCTCCAGTAATCTCAACGTGGTCGTTCAAGTAGCCACTACCCGATGAGCCACGGGCACTGTATTGCGGGATCAAAGCGTAATCCTTCTCGCTGGGTGAGCCCGGCAATACCTCCGCTTCACGTTCTGGCGGCTTGCCGATCGCAAGCCACTCCGCGCGGAAACCAGTGGCTTCGGCCAGGGCATAGAGGTTCTCAGGCTTCAGGCTCTTGCTCTCGCCTGAAATCCACTGAGTAACAGCTGACGGCGCAACGCCGCATGCACTTGCTATCTCGCCTTTTTTCCTGCCGCTCAGGGCTATCGCCCTTGCGATTCTTACGTGTCTTTCCATGGGCAATACGTTAAGCGAACTGAATTTAAGCATGCAGTATGCTGAACTAGTCGCTTGACCTCCGAAATTAAGCATGCTGAAATTCACGCATTCCGACCGAGGAACCCGCGATGAAAACCAAGCAAGCTGCCGAATTTTTCGGCTCCAAGAAGAAGCTGGCGGTAGCCCTAGGCATCAGCCCGAGTGCTGTGACCATGTGGGGTGAAGACGTCCCAGAGCTTCGCCAGTACCAGATCGAGCGCATCACCAAGGGCAAGGTGAAGCGCTCTACCGACAAGGCAGCGTGACCATGTCGACGACTCAATTAAGCCCGGAACAGGCCGCAAGAGCCCGCAAGAATCTGCACTTCATCTTGCAGCGGGTGACATCCGTCGGTAATGCGCCGATCGCGCTTGCAATCGGTTGCGACGAAGCGACGGTCAGCCGCATGCGCCCGGAGAAGTTCGAGCAGTTCGCCCAGATCCTTGCAGTCCTTGGCCTCAAGGTCGTGCCCAGCGAGATGCGCTGCTTTAACGAGCGCGACATCGAGATGTTCATCCACGGTTCGAAGCGCTGGATGGAGCACGTCCAGGGCTTGGACCAGCTTGAGGAGGGTTGAGCCATGGCCGCTCTCCCGTACATGCAGCTCTACGTTGCCGACTACCTGGCAGACACCATGCACCTCACCACCGAGGAGCATGGCGCTTATCTGTTGCTGATCTTCAACTACTGGCAGACAGGGAAGGCCATACCAGTGTCCCGCTTGGCCCGGATTGCAAGGCTTTCGGACGAGCGTTGGACGGTCGTTGAACGGTCGTTGAACGAGTTTTTCAACGAGCGTTCAGGAGAGTGGGTGCACGCACGGATTGAGCGAGATTTGGACGCTGTTCGCGATGCTCAAAACCAGCGAAGCGCAGCCGGAAAAGCCTCAGCTGCAGCGCGAAAGGCAGCCGCAAAGCCGCAGAAACAAAGGGCTCGCAACGCCCGTTCAACGCCCGTTGAAATTCCGTTGAACGAGAACCCAACGATAAGAGATACAGATACAGATACAGATACAGAAGAAACAACACACATAACGCGCGTGGCCGAAGTCGCTCGAATCGACGATCTCACCGCACGACCTCGTTTCGCCATGTCCGACGCCTGGGAACCTGAATCCCAATCCTTCACCGCCGTCCTGGCACGCAACGGCATGGCCAACCAATCGTTCCACGCCGACCAACTTCTTGAATTCCGCTCGTACTGGATCAGCCGCCCTGGTGACCACAAGACCCAGGCCCAGTGGGAGCACGCACTCGCGCAGCAACTGAAACGCCAATCCCGATACCAGCAAACCGCAGGGGCCAGCAGCCATGAAACCAGTGGACGAACTTCTCGTAGCAGCACGCGCAACGCTCACGACATCCTCACAGACCCCACCTGGTGAGGCTGTACCCGAGAACGTGACGCCGATGGAGCAGGGTCTGCGTGACGCAGTGCGCCGGATCTTCACCACGCTCAAGATCACGTTCCCTGCCTGGTACGAGAAGCACTACGGGGAAATGCGGGCAGAGCAACTGGCTCGCCGCGTATGGCGCGAGACGATCATCGAGCTGAACGACGCAGCCGTGGACCGTGGACTGCATCGCATGGTCAAGGAATGCAAGTTCCCACCATCGCCAAGCGACTTTCTGGAGCTTTGCCAGCGCGTCGACGACATGCCATCGGTGCAAGACGCTTGGTGGGAGGCCATCAGCGGCAAGTACAGCCACGAGGCCGTCAAGGTTGCAGCCGAGGCAACCGGAACGTTCGACCTGCGTACCGCTACCGGCAAAGAGAAAGCCCTGTACCAGCGCTTCGAACGCAACTACGCCATCGTCCAGCGCCGCGCCCAGAACGCCCAGCCTCTCGACGGCAAGATCGTCCAGGGCATCGAGCACGACAGCGGCATGAAGGCCCAGCTGGCTCGATCCCACCAGGAAGCACGCGACCTGGTCGCGGCCCAGAACATCCCAACTGACCCCAAGGCCGCGCGCGCACTGCTGCTGGCCAAGCTCGGTATTCGGAGGCCGGCATGAACTACGAACCCCAAGTGCGTTCGCCACGCGGCGTAGACCCACAGGTCCGCTACCAGAGTGGGCGCTGTGACGTTTGCGGAAGGTCCCGCACTCACTTCAACCACGACAAGTGTTCGAAGGCGCGCCAGGCAGCAGGGTTCCAGTACTGGAAGGAGCCCGAGGGCGACCGCAAGGTTCAGTGCGTGCGTTGCCACGGCTCATTCCGCATCGACTCGATGATGGGCAACACCTGTCGCGGCTGCCATATCCTGGTGCTGAAGCAAGTCATTGGCGGAGGTGAAGCATGAGCGTCGAAATGACCCTGTCCTTCGTCCGTGCCGCCGTGCAGAGGGCGGAGCACCATGGCAACACCAACGTCGAACTCAACGTCAAGGACATGCTCGAGCTGCTGCCGCTGATCGAATCTGGTCTGCACAAGCAGCGTGCTGACCGCCAGATGAAACGGGCCGGCTGGACAAGCCCAGCAGGCATGCGCGCCATGCTCGGTGCCAAGAAGGGCAAGCGTGGCGTGCGCATGCTTCGGTTCAAGACGGAGGAATGCAACATGGAGCTCTTCTTCTGCGACAGCTTGCGGGAAAAGATCGCGGAGTCGGAAGCCCTGATTGCAGCCAAGGAAGCGGCGAAGGAGGTGGCCAATGTCTGAGCTCAAGCCAGTTCAGTTCCTGGTCCCGGGCGAGCCCGTGGGGAAGGGCAGGCCACGTATTGGTCGCGTTGGCGGCCATGCCCGCATGTTCACCCCGCAGAAGACTGCCAGCTACGAAGGGCTCATCGCCTTGGCAGGTACCGAAGCCATGGCCGGCCGCACGCTGCTGGAGGGCGCCGTGATGGTCGAGATGCGCATCGTCCTGGCCATACCTCAATCCATGTCGAATAAGCGGAGGGCCATGGCCATTGCCGGCGAGCTGTTCCCGACCAAGAAGCCCGACATGGACAACGTCATCAAGGCGATCTACGACGGCCTCAACGGCGTGGTCTGGAAAGACGACGTTCAGGTCGTCGACGCGTTCGTGCGCAAGCGCTACGGCGAAGTTCCGGGCGTGCACGTGCGCATTGTGCCGCTGGAGGCAGCAGCTTGACCCGCAACACAACGATCTACGCGGAACTACGCAAGGGGGCAGTATGAGGCTCAAATCGGCGCGCGAAATGTGGCACGACGCGTTCTACACGCCCTGGGACAGCGTCATGCACCACGGCCTGGAGGGGGCAAAGCTAGCCAAGCGCGGGTACGTGGCGAACGAAACCCGGCCCGAGCGCTGGGAGAACACGGGTAAGTGTGCCCACATGGCGCTGGCTGGGCGGGTGCAGCACGCCATTTCCAGCTTGCACCCTCGGTACCAGGTGTTCGGGCACCACCTGTACGCCCCGGTGATCAGCACCGAGGTGTCGAACAACTGGGAAGAGTCGGCGGTGGAGCTGCTGGCCAGCCACGTGCACCTGGCCTTGAAAGAGCGCGGGGAGAAGCGCACCTGCCTGCTGTACAGCCGCGAGTACTGGGTTGCCCGCGGCGTCCTGGTCCGGTACCGGCACATGGTTCAGGGTGGCATGGGCGCCAATCCTGACCCGATGGCCGACCCGTGGGTCTTCCGGGGCTGGCTGGCCGATAACCACGCGCTTGAGCTGGACAGCCGCAACTGGGCCAGGCAATGGGGCTGGCTGGTGCAGCTGATGTTCGATCAGGCCGGGATCATCGATGGCGTGTGCTTGCGCCCAATCGGGCGCGTGCTGAGCGAGGAGCGGGAGGCTGCGTAGAAGCTTTCCGCTCTCTCCACAGCCATGTAGTATCGTTTCGCCACTTCGGCATGACTCAAGGAATGACTCGATGAGCGAACAAATCCAGCAGGCCCCTGTAGAAAAAATCAACAACGATTGGATGTTGAGGGTGCTTGCTCAAACGGCCGGAATGCCAATTATCCTGACAACTGCTGCCGGTCTGATTGCCGGTGAGATTCTTGGCGAGGCAGAATATCTGGACCTGCTGCAGAACGCAGTGGCAGATGGCTGGGGTGGGCCAGCCGAATCCATGCGCACAATGTTCGCACCTGCCATCGAACACATTGAGCGCTTGCCTAAGGATCATATCCACTTGCGAAACGCGAAGCTGTATACCTCGACGGGCGTACTTGAAGTTGGGGTCAATGGCTTATGGCGTGGTCGGTTGGAACAGGTCATTGGGCATTCGATCGGGCGTGTGACTGTTCACACTTCTTGACAGAAATGTGCGGGTTTCGGCATGATTTCCCCACTGTGACAAGCAGCACCCAAACCAAAGAAACCCGCCATTGAGCGGGTTTTTTGTTGCCTGCAAACAATCAACTGACCCCGCCATCGAGCGGGGTTTCGCGTTTCTGGAGGCCCCATGAAAGCCCCAGTCAGGAGCAACCCTATGTCGAAACAGGAAGGCATCGTAGAAGCAGTCGGCGCCTCTGTGGCGAACAAGGGCATGCTCGTTGGTGCCAGTACCGGCTTTGTCGGCTGGCTTTCCCAGGTGAACTGGGTTGGCTTCGCCGGTGTGGCCATCGCCTTGATCGGCTTCCTGGTCAATACGTACTTCCAGATCCGCAAGGACCGGCGCGAGGCCCGCGAGAGCGAAGCCCGAATCCAGGCCCTGCGCGAGCAGTGCCAGCGGTGAGCGTGCGCAGCCGCGTGGCGGTGACCCTGCTGACCATGAGCCTGGCCGGCTTCGGCGCCTGGAAGGCCAGCGAGGGATACACACCCGTCGCAGTCATCCCCACCAAGGGCGACGTTCCCACCATCGGCCACGGCTCCACCAGGTGGGAAGACGGCACGCCGGTGAAGATGGGCGACACGATCACGCGCCAGCGCGCCGAGGTGCTGGCTCGCAACCTGAACAGCCAGGCCGAGAAGCAATTCGCCGCCAGCCTGCCGGGCGTGAAGCTCCACTATGACGAGTTCGACCTGTACATGGACTTCGTCGGCCAGTACGGCATGGGCAACTGGCGTCCGTCCTCGATGCGCCGCGACCTGCTGGCCGGCAACTACGTCCAGGCCTGCCATGACCTGCTCAAGTACAAGTACGCCGCCGGCTATGACTGCTCGACCCCGGGCAACAAACGCTGCTGGGGCGTCTGGCAGCGCCAGCTGGAGCGCCACGCCAAGTGCATGGAGGCCCAGCGATGAACTATCTGATCGCGGCCCTGGTGGCCTGCGGCGTGATCATCTACGCCGGCTGGCAGAAGATCGAGGCCCAGTCCGTGGTGCTGGACCAGGCCGCCAAGCAAATCAGCACGCTGGAAGCCGCGGCCGAGTCCCGCCGCAACACCATCCGGCTGCTGGCTGACCTCGACACCCAGCACACCCAGGAGCGCGAACGTGCGAACCAGACCAATGCCAGCCTTCGTGCTGATGTCGCTGCTGGCCAGCGCCGGTTGTCAGTCCTCGCCACCAGCTGCTGCGCAGGATCTGGCGCCGCCGCCGGCGTGGGTCATGCAGAAGCGCGAGCCGAACTTGACCCAGCGGCTGCTGAACGAATTGTCGCCATCGCCAACGACGGTGACGACGCCATCCGCCAACTGACAGCCCTGCAGGACTGGGTCAGCAAGGCCTGCCCCATCGCGCAGTAAGGATTTCCCATGGCCATGACCGTGAAGCGCCACCGGTTCGTGGCTGAGTACCTGGTGGACCTGAATGCCACCCAGGCAGCGATAAGGGCCGGATACGCCAAGAAAGGGGCCAAGGACCAGGCCTACCAGCTCATGCAGATGCCCGAGGTGGCTCAGGCGATTGAGAAGGCCATGGGCGAGCGCAGCAAGCGCCTCAAGGTCGATGCCGACTACGTGCTGCAACGGCTCGTAGAGATCGACCAGCTGGACCTGCTGGACATCCTGGATGACGACCTGTCCCTCAAGCCGCTCAAGCAGTGGCCCAAGGCCTGGCGCCAGTACCTGGTGGGCTTCGACCTCGCCGAGATGTTCGAAGGCCAGGGCAAGGACCGGGACATGGTCGGCATCCTCAAGAAGATCAAGTGGCCCGACAAGGTCCGCAACCTTGAGCTGCTGGGCAAGCACGTGAACGTGAACGCCTTCAAGGAGCAGGTCGAGGTCAACGTGACCGGCCTGGCAGACCGGATGGCCAAGGCAAAGGCGCGGGTCCGTGAACGCAGCGGAAGAGGCTGACTACGAGCAGCAGCTCGTTGAGGAC